GACCAGAGCCTTTAGGTAATAATTTTAAATCAATATTAGTATCACCACCAGTAGAAGCAATCTGTACACCACTACCACTAGCGGCATTAGTAACTTCTATTTGATTGACTGCAGAGCTAGTAGTTTGAAAAACTATCTGTTCATTACCATTTTCATCACCAATAAAATGTGCATCGTCAATAAGTATGTTATTAGAATTTGTATCTAAGTTACCACCTAGCTGTGGTGAGGTGTCTTCAACTATATTAGATAAAGCAGCAGATGTAGCAAGTCCTGAAACTATATTTGACCTTGTTATTTTTTTAAGGCCACCACCAGAAGTATCAACAGCAAGAAATACATCATCGTTGGCTACTGTACTAATTTCTGATAAATCTCCTATAGTAGTATTACTTACATCAAGAATATTTAACTCTGCTGCAGTAGCTGTTACACCATCTAAAATGTTTAATTCAGCAGCAGTACTAGTTACGCCATCCATAATATTAAGTTCAGCAGCAGTTGCTGAAATAGCTGTACCATTAAAATTAATAGCATCTAAGTACGCTGTACCATCTATGTATATATCTTTAAATTCTAATGAACTAGAACCTAAATCTACGTCATTATCTGTTGTAGGAAGTATAGAGCCATTGTTAAATGTAATCTGTGTTTCACCGCCAGTAGTAATTGTAATTACATCTGAACCACTAAATGCTATACTTGTGTTTGTATCACTATCACCAGATATGCTATCTAATTGTATGTCACCAGCATTAGTAAAGTTTGAGTCACTAAGGTCAAACGTTCCTGTAACATCTAAGTTACCACCCACAGACAAGTTACCTGATATATCAACAAGACCATTTATGTCAATAGTAGTAGCAGCAATTTGTATTTCTGTATCCGCTACAAGATCAAGTTGACCATCAGCACTAGAATTAATATATATAGCAGTATCACGAAACTGTATTTTTTCTGAAGTTGCAATAAGAATGTCATCAGAAAATTCAAAGTAATCTTCATCTTCCATCCATTTTAAAACACCGTCATTTGTTTCACCATCAAAGGTTATAACAATATCCGTACCTGAAGTACCTGCACCAAACGTTAAAGCGTGACCAGCCATTGTACTAATGGGTCCACCTTCACCTGTAGTACCGTCATGTGTGTGTCCTGTGCTTGCTGCAAATGCAGCTAATAGCTGATCAAATTCATCATTAGTGTGTGCTGCAGTAATGGTATCTCCATCTGCGTAAGTTGATTGTCTTGTGTATGTAGCACCCATTTAACGTCTAGCTCCTAATTGATATTCTAGTTGAAACCCTTTTAAGGAGTATGGGTTACTTTCTCCATCATCTTCAACTTTAAGTATTACAGAAAAACCTGATCCTTCAACAGCTTTTCTATCTAAAGGATCTTGACCACCACCATAAACAAATTGAGTAGCGCTAGAAGTTGTACTATATACTGCAACTCCATAAGATGCTGCTAAATTATCTGTAGAAAAAGGATAGACTGCTGGTCTAGCTGAGTTTTTATCTTCATTATCATAACGTACAATTAAATCAGCGTCAACACTTCCTTCAGGTCTGTAGTTAATAATAACCTTTTGCATATGTTTACGTATGCCAGAATCGCCAAACACCATGTCTGGCCCTCTGTATTTACCTTTTATAGTTGTTCCATCAAAGGTACTTCCTATTTCTTGTCGTTGTACAAATCCATTAATGTCTCCATGTAAAACAATAACATCACCTGTTTCTACAAAAGTATCTGTACATGTAGTTTTAAAACCTTTAAGTTCTGAAAACTCAAAACCTTCTTTTTTTAAAACACAAGTAGCTCCCTTAGAAAGTTCAGCAGATTGACCTGTCCTATTAAAAAATATTCTATATTGAGTTTTATCTGGAATAACTACACTATCAAAATCTACTGAGCTACTAATTTGTTCATCAAAAATAGATTGTATATTTTTACTAATTGTTCCTAGCTCTGTATCGCCAATACGTTCTGTAGCAGCAATAGTACGTAAACCATCAGGGCCAAGAAATATTAAATCACCTGCAAATTCTTGTACAGTAAAACTATTAATACACCCAATACTTCTAGTAACAGGTTCTACAACAAAATCAGAACTAGAAGAACCTGTCAATTTAAATATTCTATTTTCACAAAAAATAAATAAACTATTACGAAAAACTTTTAATGCAACAACAGTATCATCTACCTTAACGCTACCTGCACCATTACCTGTATTAAATCCATCTTCATTAAGAGGTTCACTAAATATTACTTCTTGTGGTGTAGTAGATTTACCTGCATAAAACATATGATTTCTATACGCAGCTACTACAGTTGAACCTGCCACACTACTATCTGTAACATCTGTAGCAGACAAAGAAGTGTTAAAAACTACAGGTGCATTAACTTGATCTACTAAAATAATTTTTTCATTACCATCAAAATTAAATCTTTCAAACTGGTATTTACTAGCATTGGTTCTGTTTGTATCTATTTGTGTCCAATCTTGTGATACTGAAGAATTAGTAACGTGTACTGCAGCAGTAGTACTTGAAACTGCCCTAGTTACACCCGTAAAAGAATTTGCTGTAACTCCTGTGTAAGTAAACTTTTCATCACCTATTTGAATAGTACCACTAGCAGAAAAACCTGTAGTAGAATCTACAGTTAAAGCACCTGCACCAGACATACTTGTACTTGATTCAACACGAATAGCTAACTGTGTAGAAGCAGAATAATATATTCTTTCACCTCTAGCTGCCAATACTTTATTATCAAAAGAAGCAACCATTAAAGGTTCTTCAGCAGTAGTATTGGTAATAGGTATTACTTGATTAACATATTTAGTATAGCCATTTATTCGTCTATAACCACCTTGAATATCAGGCTCAAAGTTTTCTAATTGTAATGCCTGTCCTGGGTCCATTAAGAAACTAGAACGGTTAAGGACTAATCCACCTTGACAGTTAAATGCAACAGGTTGTAATTGAGCATTATCAGGCATTAAGAAATAGTTCCCATCAAAGTATTACCATAACCTGTTGATCTTTCAATATAAGTAGATCTAACATATTCATATTTATTAATAAGAAGACTTTGCATATTTTTAATTCCTTGTTGGAATCTATCAAACGTTATTTGATATTGCTGTCCTTCTCCACGATATTGATATACAAAAGCAGAAGCACCATCTACAATTACAGGAGCAAATCTTTCGGGTATAGTAGTAGTATCTCCATGTGCATCTAAGTCACTAGGAAATGTAAAATAATCAAAAACTAATGTGTATTGTTTATCAGGTAAAGGATACAATAAATAATTATTATCGGGTGAACGTACTATAAACTGTGGTATCCCACCATTTTCAAACTGTGTTACAGTTACTCCACTACTATGTGTAGCTGCAGTAGTACTATTAGCACCACGAGTGCACCCTGTAATATCATTACCTGATATAGCTGTATATGTAACTTGTTCACCGCCAATGTGTACAGTACCAGATGTATCAAGTCCTGTAGTGGACGTTAACGTTAAGGTTGCTACAGAACTAGAATGAGAACCATTAAGTGTTGTAGATACAACTTCATCTTCTTGTGTCGCATATTCTTTTTGAATGTACTCATTATAATTTAATGTTTTTAAATTGTTACCAGATGCGTTTACATCTGTATCTTTTTTAATTCTAGCTGTACTGTAATCTACAGACTTTGTACTTGTAGGTAAAGAGTATCGTGCTACACCAGCAGTAAGTGTAGAACTATTAGTAGCATGATTAAAAGAATAACCAAACTCTCTTTGATTAATATATCTAATAGCTTCATTAACAGCATTTTTACATTGCACTTGTACTCCCCTAGCATTTGCAAAATCACTAGAGGTAAGAGATACTTCATTCATTCTTGTTATAACATCATTAGTTAATGATAAAAATGTAAGTGCCATTATGTTTCCTTTAGATAAGCTAAAGGGGCCAGTCTATACCAGCCCCTAAAGTTATTTTAAATTAAGTCACGTTGAGCAACTGCAGCTTCTGTCATTGCGGCAGAAACGTCAACCACTACACAATAGACACGTAAGCGTCCAGTTGCAGGATCAGCACCAGCAATTGTTACATCAATGGTATCTGCAGCACCAACAAGAGCTAGAGCTTCTGCAGCATATGTAGAAGCCGCACCTGTATTAACAAGGTTAGCTTCACCATTAGAACCTTTTGCAAGGTATGTACCTGCAGCAGCATCAAGTGCCGCACCATCAATGATGTCATCACCACCACCAAAGTCAATATTACAAGTACAACTTGCAGTAAAAGACTTCATAATTTCAGCACCAGCAGCAATCACAAAGGATTCAGCAGGTACTTCTAGTAGTTGAAAGATGTCACCATTAGCAAGCGTAGCTCCTGCAGTAATCATAGCATCAATATCTAAGATTGCTTCAAGAGTGCGTACTGTGTTACCTACATTAGTGTGAACAGGAAGAACGTCTGCGCCAACACCAGCAGTAGATGCGAGAGTCATATCAAAAGTAGCCATAAGTTATATCCTCCCTTATGCTGCGTTATAACGAGCAGTAACGATAGCTTCTGGACGAAGTATCTTTCTGCCGTATAGATGCATACCACGAACAATGTCAGCAAAGCTGTCTTGATCACGATATGTTTCTGTCTTATTGATTTGCTCCGCAGTTGCAACAGCAGAATCATGTCCAGCAACAATAACACCAAGGTTTGTTAATTGATTAGCTGTGCCTGATGTTCCAGGTCCAGTGCCAAGGGCAGGTAGATTGGAAGATGTATAGACACGGAAACCGTGGAAGTTATTAATAGTTAGACCATTACGTAGTCCACCTGACTCACCAAAATCAGCGTTCATAAAACGTGAATCTTCATCGGCAAGAATTTCCATAAACACTGGATCAACTACAAGCCAGCGATTTTGTGAATCAACTTGCTGTTGGTCAAGCAAACGTTTCATGCGTGAAACAATCATCGCAGGAGAAACTGTTGCTGTTGGCAGTGATGTAGCCCCAGGCATACGAGCAGTTACTGGAATTGAATGAGTACCAGCAGATGTTGTCGTAATGTTACCGAAGTCACCTTTATGAAGCTGCATTGAAGAAAGCAGTTCGTTTGAACCTGCAGTAGCTACAGCTTTAGTACCATTAACAGTTGTGTTAAGAGCACTTGCTTTACTATGCAGAGAACTTTGTGCATAACCAGACATATATCCAAGAACTTCTTGGTCATACTGGTCAGACAAACGATACGCTGCACGATTGCTTGCAAGATCCATAAAATTAATATGACTATGCGCCTCTTCAATATCGTCCATTTTAAAGGCATAGTAATTGGCTTTGTCAATAACTAATGAAAAGTCTTCATCTTGCAAATCTTGTGCTGTGACATTTGTGCCACGCGCATATTCTGAGACTGAAATCTCAGGTTCTTTAATGATCTTAACGGTATCGCCTTGACCACTGATCTCTCCGAAATAATCAGAGTTAGTAATATCTCCTACTACAGTAGACTTGCGAAACGCAAGTTGTACCTGCTTGGAGTAGATTACAGGACTAAAATTACCATTGGGTAAATTCCCATAACCTGTTGCGGTTGTAAAAGCCATTATATCCTCCTATAAAGTTTAGGCTTGCTTATAAGCTAAACATTATCACATAGAGGCTGTACGTTTTCTAGGGTGCATATTGTTATTAGTTGGCCTACCAATAACGTTATGGGCCTATACTTGAACAGGTAAGTCTTACGTATTGTTTAGTTTTGTATTTGGTAGTTTATTATTAGGTAGACCCAATGGGTGGCTAATAATGATTATACCTATAGTTATACTGTATTAATTTTATTTGTCAACAGTATTTTATCGTGCAGAACCAGACATATCATAAATAAATTTTCCAGTTCTTATTGCTTCCATAATCGCATCGGAAGCTTTTTCGTATTGATTAGTTGTCATACTGGCAACTTGCGATTCACTAAATGTACCATCTTTGCTACCTGTATCAGGTGCATTACGACCAGTACGATTAACAGAACGTGCAGCATCTTTATTGCTTGCAGGTTTCTTTGTGCTAATATTCATGTCTGCTTTGTACAAATCAATTGCACGACTTGCAGAACGAGCATCTGTATCATTTTCGTATAGAGCATCTTGAACCCACTTAGGTTGTTCTTCTGCCCAATTATGAAAGTCATCACTATCTCGTATTGCACCAAAGTCAGGATGAACTTTTAATAGTTCTACTTCTGCTTTCTCACGAGATGCTGTAGCTCGCATTTCATCAATTTCTTTTACACGGCTCTCTAAACCTTCTGACTGCTCACGAGCTTTTTTAATTGCAATTGTTTCTACAATAGCTGCTACGTCAGGGTATTGTGCTGCCCATGCATCAATGTCTTCATCAGACTTAGGTAGCTTAATCTCTTTACGTGTAACGTCTTTTAACTGTGCTTCTAGTTGACTAAACTTATCTTCCCAAGACTTTTCTTTATCTTGCATGTGTCGCCTAAGATCACCGTAACGTTTCTTAAAACTTTTTTCTTCTGCATTAATAGGTTCAGCTTCTTGTGCTTGAGTTTCTGTTGCATCTTCTTTATCTGCAAGTAGTTGCTTTAGCTCTTCTTCATCTTGATCAATGCGATTTGAGTTAGCACTTTTCCTATCTACAAATGCAACCTTTTTGGGAGTGGTTACTTCTCCTGATGTATTAGTAGTATTCATTATAGTTCTTTCTTTCTGGGGCCACCGTAGCCTAGTGTTGGTAGGGGGATGAGTAGCCAGCATATAAGGTGATTGTTATTTTCTACGAGTAGCAAGCCCACCTTTAGCTCTGCCTCCACTATAAGTACCAGCTTCAAAACCTGCTGCTTCTAAAGATTTTTTAGCTTCTTGTCTTTCTCTTAACGCACTTTTATATCCTGTATCTCCTGCTTTTTTACCACTAGAATCTGTACGGTTTTTAATAGTTACATCGTCTGTTTTTACTTTAATGCCAGTATCTCTTCCTTTACCACTATCTCTTTGCATTCGTTCTGCCAAACTAGGTCTATTATCATCATCATCATCACTACTGCTAGTTGGAGTTACTACAGGGTCAGGAGTAGATGGAGTGTATACTGGTGTAGGTGCTGTATTTCTACCACTACCATCTTTACCTGTTATGTAATCTGGTGATTGTTGAATTGCATCTTGACCAGATTCATAACCAATTCTAGGGCTAACTAGTGAATTAATATTATCAGTTATGTCATAAACTAAACTATCATCAAATGTTTTAGGTGGAGTATCTACAGATAATCTACCAGAAGGAAATGCACTAAATTTAGCATATTTATTTTTTAAATCTTCAAATCTTGTATAGCTAGTTCTTCTACTTTTTACTGGTCCTAATCCACCTGTTACTTCTTCTGCTTTAACTACAGGGTCTACAATGTTTATATCTGATTTATCTAAAGCATCAGCAGCTTGTAAATTAAGAACAGTTTCATTTAATCTATCTTTTTGATCAAGATTACCTAATTTATATTTAGGTCCATAATCTTCAAATTGATAGCTTCTTTCCTTTTCACTGTATATTTGATCTAATGGAATAGCTTCATCTGTTTGATCTTCTACAGAAGGTGGAGTATCTATAGGTAATCTACCAGAAGGAAATGCACTTTTAACAATCTCATCTACAACAACCTTATCACCTTTATCGTCATTTGGATCATCATTTGCGCCTTTATTACTTACATTTTTAACAACTTCTACTGCTTTAGGATTAGTAATTCCAAGACCATCTGTAATAGGTTTAATAAAAGACTCTATTACTTTAGAAACTATGCCTTGTCCTTCTTTTGTAGTTAATCTATCTTTAACAGCTTTTAATGCTTTCACTTGACCTTTTACATCTGTTTTACTTGCTTCTTCAATTCTTTTATCAATAGATGCTAATATTTTTTTCTTTTGATCTCGCATAGCTAATGCCATAAATCCACCTATTAAAGGATTGATTGCAGCACCTACCCCTGTAGCAACATTACCAAAGGTAGATATTTTTTCAGCTTCTTTAATATACATTTCTAATGGTGAACCTGACCAACTACCTGCCTCTACAAATGCATTTTTAGGAGGTGGTCTTGGATCATCATCATCACTACCTGTATTTACAACTTCTTCTTTTTCTTCTTTTACAGGTGCAGAACCTTTTAGTACATAACCTGCTGGAATAGGTATAACTGGCTCACCATCAAAGAAAGGTATGCGTCTATCTGGTGAACCTTCTTTTACATATATGCGAACATCTTGATTGCTAAAATCAAAATCGGGCATACGTATACTACCACCAGACTGTAGTAACAAACCACCCTGTGCTTTCTTCTGTGGTTTATCATCTTCATCTGGCCCACTAATAACAACTAAATCAGCCATACCAAATGGCATATCATCAGGTATTGTAGCTTCATCACTATTACCCATTTGACCCATAGCTTCCATTTGCTTGAGGCCCATCTTAGCAGCTTGCCGCATCTCCATAAGTTTTTCAAGGCCAAGGAACCTAACTACATCAGCAGGAAATACAAACTCACCTTCACTTACCTGTGCAGGTATATCATCTCTAACTTCTTTACGAGTACTACCAATAGGAACTTCATTACCTGATTCTTTATCTACCATACCACCTTCATCACGTAAGCCGCCTTCTTCAAACATATCCATTTGACGTTGCATGTTATCCATTTTTTAGTACCTCATCTCGTAGTAACTGTAATCTACGTAACTGATATATTGCACCTTGTGCTCTATGTATTGTCATAGTGTTGTCTGCTTGTTCCATAGAACGATGCTGCTGTTCTATAATAGTATCTAAATAACTACTGAACTGGTCCCACTGCTGGTGGTTGCTGACCAGCCCCTTGAGCTTGTTGAGGTGCTCCTTGTCCTTCATTACCACTAAATCCTTGTTCTTGTGGTACTGGAACTTGTCCTGTACCTATAGTGCCGCCACCTGCGCCTGTAGGGTCTGCTGGGTTTGCACCTGCTGGTGGTTGTCCTTCAGGTGCGGGTTGTTGGAAACCTTTCATAAGTTCTGCCTGTAAAGCAGCCTCATCCATATTGTTAGTTACTTTATCTGGGTCAAGATCAAGAGACTTTGCAATCTCACGAATAACATATTGAAACTTAGCAAAGGGTGCAAGTGCAGGGCTAGATGCAATTTGCATAAACTGCATTAGTCTTTGACTACGTACCTCATTAGCCATTAGACTTTCTGTGCCACGAGCTTTAACTTCTAAGTCACCTTTAATGTTTGGATCAAAATCAAACTGCATATTAAATCTAAACAAACCTTCACCTAGTGGTCTAAGTAAATAGTCATCTACATTTTTAATAACGCTTTTTATACTACCTTGTGCGGCACCCATAAGCATACTAATACCAGAAGCAGTACGACCCACCCCAGATACGCCCGTTTGACCATGTGCGAAAGATGGAAATCCAGTTGACTCATCTGCTAATACCCTTGCCTTATCAAATAACTGTAAGTTTTCTTGTGACACATTAGGAAATTTAGTGCCAAAGATAGCTTGTCCAGGTGCTCCACCTTGTCTACGGAATACCTTGCCTGGGTATACTGATAAGTCTTGGCCTGGAACTAAGTTAGTTTCATCTACCTCAATAAGAAGATTACCAGATAATACAGCATTGTCAACAGCCATTCTCATAAAACCATTCATAAGAGTTTGTGTGTCATCCATATTCTCTGCAATACCTACTCCAAAAAATGAGTAAGGATTTAATTCGTATGGTGCAGCCATGTAAGGTATAGTAGCAGGTTTAAACGGATTAAGAACCATACGCAATAATTTACCATTACATATCCATATGTTTGCTTGTAGTTCGTCTACATTAGATAATTCTTTAGGAATGTCTACACCTTGTTCTATTAACATTTCTGTATCGCACATGCCCCAATACTCTAGGACTTCATAACGATTTACACCATAGTCAGGTACATAGTCAGCTAGGTCATCTTCCCAATATTCTTTATTGTAATTCTCACCTAACTGTACAGCTTCTTCAATTACAGTAGGACGAAAGTATGGTCTACGTTTTAATCCACGTAACTGTGTACGTGACATCTTGTGTCTCTCAATAACAAATTGAGCTTCATCCATAT